AAAAGAGTCTTGAAGAATATGGTAAAGATAGAAAACAAGTAAAAGAATATTTATACGATAGATTTTGTAATTATAAATCAGAAGGTGGAAGAATAGGTTTTGCTAATGGTCCTTGTACTCCAGATACTGTAGTTGATGGAATGAAAAAAGCTATACAACAAGGTGATAACGCAAAAGTATTAAGAGCATTAAATGTTGGTAAAAATCTTTTAGGGTATGTTGCAGCTCCAGCTGATATTGCAATTGAAACTGCATTTGCATTACCACATCTTTTAGAAGGAGATTTAGAAGGAGCTAAACAAGCAACGACACTAGGCTTATTTGGTTGGGGTAAAGATTTACAAGAACAAGTTGGAGATAGATTTGGAACCAATAGTCCAGCATATGGTTCATTAGAAAAACAAAGAGCAATTGATCTTCAAGTTGAAGGAATGTTTGAAATGGATAAAGCTCTAGAGTACGGAGCAAAAGCAGGTGTATTTACAAAAGATGATGAAGGTAATTATACTAAAAATCCAAATCTAAGTGTGTCACAACAAGACACATTTAAAAATGCTAATGACATATTTAAAAAAGGTGCAGAAAAAACATTAGAAGCACAGAATTTATTTACTGATGCCCTTCCAAAAATACAGGGTCCTCAAAATGAAAGTACTGCTTTGAGTCAATTAGGTGTGTTTAGTGATGAACTTAGAAGTGGAACTTTAGACCAGAAAATTGGAGATCCTGGAATAATTTCAAATTTATTTAAATCATTAAACATTTCACAACCGGCTGAAAGAACAGTTGAAGGATATTTATCTACAGCTGGAGGACTAACTAAATATCCAATTGCAAGTAAAGTAAAACAATCAGAATCAATACAAGAAACGATAAATAGATTAAAAGAATTACGAATTGGAGATCTACCTTTTGATATTGCAGCACAAGTCCCTGCGTATGAAAAAGCTCAAATGCCTTCAGATGAAGAAACAGAATTACGACTTAGACAAAATTTAGGAATGGCTGATCCTCAACTTGTTGAACAATATCAACAAATGGGATTTCCACAATTAACTCCATTCTTACCTGCTTACGCAAATGGTGGTAGAATAAATTTTTCTAATGGTGGTAGATTATCTTTTGCAGAAGGACCAGAAGATCCAAGTAAAAGAAAAACATTAAAAAAGATGGGTATTGCTGGTGGTATAACTGGTGGGGTAATGACAGGATTAATTAATATATTAGATTTATTTAAAGGCGGTGCAAAGAAAGGTGTGGTTGCAACTAAAGCTGCAGAATCAGAAGCACAGAAAATATTTTTTGATCTTGTAGATGCTGTTAAGAACAAAGGTATAATGAATAGATTAGACAATGCTATGGAAACAAAAGTTGGAGTGCACTATGAATATAAAGGCGTTCAAGTTTTAGAAGATGGTGAAAATATTGAAGTTAGATTTGATACGGATAAAGGTGCACCTGCATTTATTGAGTATAGAAAACCTGGTTATGAAGTAGATCCTGATGCCGGAAAATCTTACAAAGTACCGGGAGAATTTATGGACGAAGGTCAAGAAGTAGGTAGAATTAGACAAGACGGAGATGTAGATATAGATACTGAATTTGAAATTGTAGATCCAATTGAATCTGTAAAAGATATAGCAAAGGGAATAAAATGATAGGTAAAAAGAGTGGCCCGCCACCAAAGTCAGGACCCACACCTCAGGGCTTGAATATTTCCTATAATACTGTTAAAACGATAAAACTTACGGAGAAAATAAATGGCAACAGACAAAGCGCTTCCAAACGAGCCAAGAAAAGAATTTGAAATTCCTGGTGAAGAAGAAATTCAAGAACAGGTAGTTGAAGAAGTACAAAAAGAACAAGAGTCACCTGATGATGTAGAAGTCATAGAAAATGAAGATGGCTCTGTAAATATTGATTTAGATCCTCAGGCTGCAACACCTGAAGGTGGTGACGAACATTATGCAAACTTAGCGGATTTTTTACCTGACGAAGTTTTAGGAAGAATGGCATCAGATCTTTCTTCTAAATATCAAGATTATGTTTCATCAAGAAAAGATTGGGAAAAAACTTACACACAAGGTTTAGATCTTTTAGGTTTTAAATATGATCAAAGATCAGAACCGTTTAGCGGTGCAAGTGGTGCAACTCACCCTGTTCTTGCAGAAGCAGTTACACAGTTTCAAGCATTAGCCTATAAAGAATTATTACCTGCAGACGGACCGGTTAGAACTCAGATTATTGGATTACAAACTCCAGAAAAAGTTCAACAGGCAACTCGTGTTAAAGATTTTATGAATTATCAAATAATGGATCAGATGAAAGAATATGAACCAGAATTTGATTCTATGTTATTCCATTTACCTTTATCAGGTTCTACTTTTAAAAAAGTTTACTATGATGAGGTGGAAGAACGAGCGGTATCAAAGTTCGTTCCTGCTGATGATTTAATCGTTCCGTACACGGCTACCTCATTAGACGATGCGGAAGCGATTATTCATCGTGTAAAAATTTCTGAAAACGAATTACGTAAACAACAAGTTGCAGGTTTTTATAGAGACATAGAACTTGGAAAATCTGCTGATCAAGAATCTGAAGTTGATAAAAAGGAAAGAGAATTAGAAGGTATTTCTAAAACTAACAATGAAGATGTATATACAATTTTAGAGTGTCACGTGAATTTAGACATTGAAGGTTTTGAAGATGTCAATCCCGAGACTGGTGAGCCGTCAGGAATTAAACTTCCATACATTGTAACTTTAGAAGAATCATCAAGAGAAATTTTATCTATTAGAAGAAACTACGAAGTTGGAGATCCAAAGAAAAACAAAGTAAATTATTTTGTACATTTTAAATTTTTACCGGGTTTAGGGTTTTATGGTTTCGGTCTAATCCACATGATTGGTGGACTGTCTAGAACAGCGACCGCAGCTTTAAGACAGCTCTTAGATGCGGGAACGTTATCTAACCTGCCAGCTGGTTTTAAAATGAGAGGAATAAGAATTAGAGATGATGCACAATCTATTCAACCGGGAGAATTTAGAGATGTAGATGCACCAGGTGGAAATTTAAGAGATTCATTTATGATGCTTCCGTTTAAAGAACCAAGTCAAACCTTACTCGCATTGATGGGTGTGGTTGTTCAAGCAGGTCAAAGATTTGCATCTATTGCTGATATGCAAGTCGGTGATGGTAATCAACAGGCAGCAGTTGGAACTACAGTTGCTCTTTTAGAAAGAGGAAGTAGAACCATGTCCGCTATCCACAAAAGAATTTACTCGGCTTTGAAAAATGAATTCAGACTCATGGCTAGAGTATTCAAGTTATATCTACCACAACAATATCCATATGATGTAGTTGGGGGTCAAAGAATGATTATGCAATCAGATTTTGATGATAGGGTAGATATATTGCCAGTTGCTGACCCCAACATTTTTTCACAGACACAGCGTATCTCACTTGCGCAAACAGAACTCCAACTGGCAACCTCAAATCCACAGATGCACAACATGTATGCTGTTTACAGAAATATGTATGAAGCATTAGGTGTAAAAAATATTGATGCTGTTTTAGTAAAACCTCAACCACCACAACCAAAAGATCCTGCATTAGAACATATTGATGCATTAGGTGGTAGACAGTTTCAAGCGTTTCCTGGTCAAGACCACAGATCACATATTACCGCACACTTAAATTTTATGGCAACCAATATGGCTAGAAACAATCCAATGATCATGGCAAGTTTAGAGAAAAATATTTTTGAACATATTTCTTTAATGGCTCAAGAACAAATTGAATTAGAGTACAGAGATGAATTACAACAGTTACAACAAATGCAAATGATGATGCAACAGAATCCACAGGCTTCACAACAGATTCAAATGCAGATGATGCAGATCCAACAAAAGATTGAAGCAAGAAAAGCACAGTTGATTGCTGAGATGATGGAAGAATTTATGAATGAAGAGAAGAAAATTACTTCACAATTCGATAATGATCCAATTGCAAAACTAAGAGCAAGAGAATTAGACCTTAGAGCAATGGAAAATGAGAGAAAAGAACGTGAAGGTAAAGAGAAAATGGATCTTGATAAGATGAAAACTATGATGAACCAAGCAAATCAAGATGAAAAACTAGAACAAAACGAAGAATTGGCAAAATTAAGAGCTGATACATCAATTGAAAAGACAATTTTATCAAAAACTATTCCAAGCACAGACTCAATGATGAAAAATCAAGGCAGTATGATGCCAAAAGTTTCAATTATGAGAAGTGGAGACGAATAAATGAGAAAAAAAATGACAAAACCAGAAAAAAAGGTTAAAAAGGTCATGAGGGAATTCAAAAAAGGTGAATTGCCTATAGGTAAGTCAAAGAAAAAAGTAAAAAGTCGTAAACAAGCGATTGCAATTGCTTTATCTGAGGCTGGAAAGTCTAAACCAAGGAGATAAAATGGAAAAACTTGATAACATACAAGAAGTTACTGTTGCTGAACAGCAAACTGAGATTGATCCTAGATCAAAAACAACTGCTGATAAAGCTTTTAACTTAATTGGTACTGGTGGACCTGAAATGGAAATTAAAGGTCAAGGTGCAGTGCTAAAAGAAAAGAATAGAAAATCAAAAGCTTACTAATATGTGGTTCGGTGCTATTAAATTAGCCGTTCAAGCTGGCTCTCATATATTTAAAAATCGTCAAAAGACTAAAATGCTTATGGCGGATGCACAAATGCGTCATGCAGAGAAAATGGCCAATGGTGAAGCAGAGTACCAAGGCAAATTATTAGAAGCAAGGCAATCGGACTGGAAAGATGAATTCATTTTAATTTTACTTTCGGCTCCTATTGCATTATTATCGTGGGCAGTATTTTCGGATGACCCGGCAGCTATGGAAAAGATGCAATTGTTTTTTGAATACTTTTCACAGCTACCATTTTGGTACCAAACAATTTTTGTAGGTGTCATAGCATCTGTATACGGACTAAAAGCAACTGATTTAATAAAGAGGAAATAAATATGATGAAAAATAAAATGAAAAAGAAAAAATCTTTTCCTGATATGTCAGGAGATGGTAAAGTAACTAAAAAAGATATTTTGATGGCAAGAGGTGTTATCAAAAAGAAAAAAACTAAAAGGAGTAAATAATGTCATTTGAATATCCATCAACAATAACAGCTAGAAAAGAAAAGAAAAAAGCTGAAGAAAAGAAAAAAGCAGAACAAAAAGAAAAAGCTTATATTAAAGCTGTAGAACCTGTTTTTAAAAAAAAAGAAGGTTTTAAACAAGACATAGCAATTAATCAATTAGAGGATGCTTTAAGTTCTAAAAATATAGGTGATAAACTTCTTTCACCTAAAAGTGTAAAAAAAGTAGCAGATGCAGCAGCAGATGATAATCAATTAGGTAATACCGAACGAAAATATTCAAGAGACCTTTTTAAAAAAGGTGGCAGTGCACAAATTAAAGGTTGGGGTAAAGCTAGAAGAAGATAATGAAAAGCTATAGAACAAAACTTTACGGTGGTGGTAATGCAGCTGCAATGAAAAAATTGCAACAAGCATTGGCAGCTAAAACTGGACAAAAGAAAAATAAAAAACAACAACCATCTATGATGGCAATGGCAATGAAAGGGAAAAAATAATGGCTAGTAAAATGCATAAAACTAAATCTGGTAAAATGGCAAAGAAAGGTCTTTGGTATAATATTCACCAGAAGAAAAAAAGAATCGCTGCAGGTAGTGGTGAGAAAATGAGAAAACCTGGAAGTAAAGGTGCACCAACTGCTAAAGCGATTAAAAGATCACAAGGTAAGTAATGGCGTCACCAGCATGGCAAAGAAAAGAAGGTAAATCACCTAGTGGTGGTTTAAATAAAAAAGGCGTTGCATCTTATAGAAGAGCTAATCCTGGATCAAAATTAAAAACTGCAGTAACGACTAAACCATCAAAATTAAAAGCAGGATCAAAAGCTGCCAAAAGACGTAAGTCATTTTGTGCTAGAATGTCTGGTATGAAAAAAAGATTAACTTCTGCTAAAACTGCAAGAGATCCAAATTCAAGAATCAATAAATCACTTAGAAAGTGGAATTGCTAATGTTCGATAGATTCATATACACAATATTTGGTGCTATTGACAATTTTTTTGATACGTTTATACCTAATCAATATGAGAGACTCAAAAACAATAGATTCTTTTCTTCAAAGAAAAGAAAAAGAAAATAAGGAAAAAAACTTATTTAAAAACCTTCGTAAAGAAGTAGAAACAGGTGCGCATGGCACACAAAAATATGTAATTAAGAAAGGTACAAATAAAGGTAAAATAGCTGATGTTAAGTGAAGAATTAGTAGTATTAAGTAAAGTACAAAAATATTTAAAAGAATCATATCAACAAATTGGAGATGCCATGATAGGTGGGGGTATTGACAATATGGAAAAATACAAGTATATGATGGGACAGGCACATGCCTATTTAAAAATATCACAGGAAATCTCTAACCTGCTAAAACCAAAGGAGCCAAAAAATGATACTGAAAGAGAACAAGACCTCACAAACGTCGTCCGATTCGGAGAAGTCGACAAAGATTAAACCTGCACTTCTAGATAAATACGAAGATATTAATAAACAAGAAGTTGAAGGTTACGAACGTTTAAAAACAAAAGAAGAAAATAAATTACCAAAACCTACTGGATGGAGAATGTTAGTTCTACCATTTAAAATGCCTGAGAAAACTAGAGGCGGATTATTTTTAGGTCAGGAAACTTTAGAGAGACAACAAGTTGCATCTACATGCGGACTTGTATTAGCTCAAGGACCTGATTGTTATAAAGAAACAGAAAAATTTCCTGATGGACCTTGGTGTAAAAAAGGTGATTGGGTAATTTTTGCTAGATATGCTGGATCAAGAATCCAGATAGATGGTGGGGAAGTAAGACTGCTAAATGACGATGAAGTTTTAGCAACCATCGAAAACCCTGAAGACATACTTCATCAATATTAAACATAGAAGGAGATAAACTATGCCAGACAATGAAGAAAATAAAACAGTTGATATAGATACATCTGGTCCAGGTGCTGAAGTTGAATTAGATAACCAACCAGAAAATGAAAAGGAGTTAACAGATGAATCTACAGAAATATCTAAAGATACAGAAGTATCTGCAGAAAGCAAAGAGTCCGATGACTCACCTAAGAAATCTAGTGAGCAGTCAGACGTTCAAACTAATGAACAAAAAGACGAAAAACTGGAAAACTATAGTAAAGATGTTCAAAGAAGAATAGCTAAGCTTACTGGTAAATGGAGAGAAGCTCAAAGACAAGCTGATGAAGCAGCTGAGTACGCAAGAGCTCAAATTAAATTGAGAGAAGCAGCTGAAGCTAAAATCTCGAAGCTTGAACCAGGATTCATGAAGTCTACTGAAGACTCTATTAAATCTGGTTTAGAAGCTGCTAAAGCACAATTAGCAAAAGCAAGAGAAGCAGGAGATATTAATGCTGAAGTTGAAGCTCAAGCTTTAATTTCTGAGTATGGATATAAACAAGCTAAATTTGCTGAAACAAAAGCGGCTCAAGAAGACTTTAATAAGTCTAAACAAGAAAAACCTGTACCAGAGTTTAGACCTCAACAATCTCGTAATAATCAAGCACCAGATCCTAAAGCTGAAGAGTGGGCAGCTAAAAATGCATGGTTTGGACAAGATACAGCTATGACTTACACTGCTTTTGATTTACATAAAAAGCTTACAGAGGAAGAAGGTTACGACCCTCAGTCTGAAGAATATTATCAAGAAATTGATAAAAGAATAAGACTTGAATTCCCTCACAAATTTGATACAAATAGATCTAATTTAGGGGAAGGTACGACCAAACCCGTACAAACAGTAGCTTCAGCGAAGCGAAGTACAAATACTGGTCGCAAAAATACTGTGAGGCTCACATCATCACAGGTAGCAATCGCTAGAAAATTAGGTGTGCCACTTGAAGAGTATGCGAAACAACTAAAAATCACGAAGGAGGTATAGCATATGGAAGACAATACAATAAATAAGACCTCGCGTGCGAGTCAAACTAGAGAAAAAGAAACTCGAAAAAAAGTTTGGACTCCACCATCATCTTTAGATGCACCCCCTGCGCCAACAGGTTTTAGGCACAGATGGATAAGATCAGAATCTTTAGGATTCCAAGATAGTAAAAATATTTCTGGAAGACTTAGATCAGGATATGAATTAGTAAGAGCTGATGAATATCCAGATTCAGATTATCCTCAAGTCGAAGACGGCAAATACAAGGGAGTGATCGGAGTTGGTGGCCTTGTGCTGGCAAGGGTACCGGAAGAGATCGCTAAACAGCGAACAGACTATTATCAATCTATGCATGACGACAAAGTCAAGGCAGTTGATAACGATCTTATGAAGGAACAGCACCCTGACATGCCTATCAATATTGAGAGGCAGTCTCGTGTAACTTTTGGTGGTTCAAAGAAAAGTTAATTTTTTAACGATTCCTACCAACAAAGTACACTTAAACTAATAATGTCTAAGGAGGACAACTATGGCAAATAAAGACGCAGCGTTTGGTCTAAGACCAATCGGAAAAGTTGGACAGAATAGAGACAACCAAGGTTTAAGTGAATATAGTATTGCTGCTAATGACAGTACTACGATTTATTTTCAAGACCCAGTTAAAGCAACTGCGGCTGGAACTATAGATCAAGGTGCTGCTGGCGGAGCAATTTTAGGTTCCTTAAATGGTGTGTTCTACACTGACCCAACAGATAGTAAGCCAAAATGGAAGAATCATTACTCACAAGTAAATGCTTCTGACATCGTGGCATTTGTAGCTGACGATCCGTATGAAAGATTCGAGATCCAGTCAAACAACACAGCTGCTTCAGCGCAGACTGATGTGTTTAACAACGCGGATATCGCATTAGGTGCGGGTGATTCAGCAAACTATGTATCAAAAGCAGAATTGAATGATGCTACTTTAAGCACAAACTCAGCTCAGCTTAGAATACTTGGTGTTTCAAAAGATCCAGACAATAACGAAATTGGTTCAGCGAACGTAAATTTTGTTGTTGAGATCAATGAACATCAATTAAAAGGTACAACAGGAGTATAAGGAGATAAACTATGGCGATAAGTAGAGGACAACTAGTTAAAGAACTAGAACCAGGTTTAAATGCCTTATTTGGCCTGGAGTATAAACGTTATGAGAATCAGCATGCTGAGATCTACACAACTGAATCTTCAGACAGAGCGTTTGAAGAAGAAGTTATGTTATCAGGTTTTGCTCAAGCACAGACTAAGTCTGAGGGTTCAGGTGTAACTTTTGACAATGCTCAAGAGACATACACTGCAAGATACACTCACGAGACTGTAGCTTTAGCATTTTCAATCACTGAAGAAGCGATTGAAGATAACTTGTATGACAGACTTGCTAGTAGATACACAAAAGCATTAGCTAGATCTATGGCGAACACAAAACAAGTTAAAGCTGTTAGCCCATTAATTAATGGTCTACCAGGTGTTGCAACAGGAGCTTTCACTTCTGGTGATGGTGAAAACCTATTCAGTACTTCGCACCCAACAATTGCTGGTACTGTAGCAAACACTTTAGCTACTCAAGCTGACCTTAACGAAACTTCATTGGAGCAATGTTTAATTGACATCGCTGCGATGACTGACGAAAGAGGTCTAAAAATTGCTGCTAGAGGAATAAAAATGATTATCCCTTCTGAGCTTCAATTTACAGCTGAGAGATTGATGAAGTCTCAAGGTAGAGTAGGAACAGCTGATAATGATATCAACGCAATCAATAACATGGGAATGATCCCACAAGGTTATGTGGTGAACAACTTCTTAACTGATACTGATGCGTTCTACATTACAACTGACGTGCCTAACGGTATGAAGTACTTTGTAAGAGCAGCTATTAAAACTGCTATGGAAGGTGACTTTGATACTGGAAACGTTAGATACAAAGCTAGAGAAAGATACTCTTTCGGAGTTTCTGACTATAGAGGTATCTTCGGCGTTGAAGGTGCATAATAATTAAATTATTTGAGGCGGGACACAATCCCGCCTCATTTAACAAATAGAAAGAAAAAACCATGAATAAATACTTAGTCAAAATATTTACAAAAAATCTACAAACACAATTTGAAATCGAAAGTGATAAAGAGATAAATGATGCGGATGAGCTAAATAAACCTATCATTGACTTTCTAGGAAAATCTGATATTAAATGGGAACAAAATGATCTGCAATACAATAGTACTGCAAATGATTTTTATATAACCTATGAGGAGGTTAATAATGGCTCAGGACAACATGGTATTGTTCGCGAAGAAACTGAAACTCGAGTCTAAAT